TAATCCTGGGAAAGAGCCTGCTTCCTCGAAGAATACCAATTCTCCTGCCTTACCCCTTACTTTATCTGGATTATCTTTTAAAGATACCCCCATTATTTGGGATTTCATCCCCATTTCAATTTCTAATCCGTTTACTTTCTTCTTATACCCAGACATCTTATGCATTTCCCTGTCTTTTAATCTTGGTTGCGCCCATGCAGTGTGATCATCTATAAATGATAAGAACTCCCACGCTTTAGATAGCAAACCATCTCCAATTAAGAATTCTTTTGATGATGCAAATACAAAGTTTTTAGAATTTTTTACAAAAAAGTAATTACGCGCTAGCATACTCCCTGCTTTATATGAGTATCCTTTCCTCCTTGCTTTAAGGACTATCATATGTTTATTATCTGCCCTAGCTTTATCTATTTCATGAAAATATGCCCAATCTCCATCATAAAATCTAGGGAAACTACGCTCTCGTCTAGCCTGCACTGTTCCGTCTGGTAATATCTCATCTATAGCCCTATCAATAGGACAATAATTTAAGTAAAAATAGTGAAATCCAGTGATATTAATCTCATCTACAGTATACCCATACATGCACCTCTTTTGTTCTTGGTCCCAAAAATCATAATAATCTTTAGTTCCAGGAAGAGCTGTTGTATAGTGACCTGTGTTTATGAAATTAACTGCTGCTGGCCTTATTCTGTCTATTCTTTTAAACATGTAGTTTTAATCTTTACCAATTCTGCACACTTTTCATATTCTTCTATACTACTGAAATGTTCAATTACCATATCAATTACATCTGCAGTCCTACCATCTTCAAGTATAGGGTCAAAAGGTAAGTAATATTCGTCATATTCTTCATACAACTCTTCATAAACATCATCTACTGTTTTCCTTTTGGTGATTAAATCATAGGCATTAGTCATTGCCTTATTATACATCTCTATATCTTCTAAAAAATCCATTACATACTATATTTATTTACTTCAATGCCTCCTCTATTAGTATTGGCAGCTTGTTCTTCTTTTTTCACTATCTCTTCTAACCTTGATAATCCATCTACTACCTTCCCCATATTAGATACATTAGCTATTAAATCTTTTGCATGAAATATAGGTTTACCATTATCATCCATCATTGTAAGATCTATATCTCTAAAGTATTTTTCTAATTTTAATATTGATTCTTTTGCTGCTTTTAGTAATCTTACTGCTGAAGTTTCAATTAATTGTTCATACTTATCACACCCTGCATGTACTTTTTTAGAAGCTTCCCACTTTTTATCTTCGCCAAATATACTATTTTTTACTTCAATAATACGTTGATTCCACTCATAGATTGAAAAAGGGGACCTATGATCAATAGTAAAATAGATAAATGCAAGCTCTTTTACGGTTAAATCCTTAAATTCTTTAATAGATAAAGCGTACGCACTTGGTATACCTTTATTATTGTCAATATGTATTAAATCATCTTTTAGGCTCATTTTTTAATTTTGTTATATGTTTTACTCTTCCAGGCTTTACAGAAAACTTACCAAAGTATGGTAATCGCACTGATTCAAATTTACCTTTTTTCATTATTTTATTTATAAATTTAAATTGATGATTAACTACATCTTCTACTACTTCTAAAGGTAGGTCATATTTATTTGCTAATTTATAAATTAAAAGTTTCTTATCTACCACTATAATGTATGTTTATTCTTTTCTGGGTATAGTCTAACAGTTATTTCATGGTCTGATCCATATAATTTACGTAAAATAGCTATTCTATGATTACCCCCAATTACAGAGTATTGAGGAGATACATTATCGTTAAAAGAATACGTTACTTCTGGAGGATCAATAACTCCATATTTTAAAATAGAAGCTTCTAATTTGTCCCAGTTATAATTTGTCTGAGACTCAATTGAAGTATAGTCAAATTGTGCAGACATATCTTTTAACTTAATATTATGTATTAAAAAAGATTTATTCCTTATATATTCTCCTTTATAATCCTTCTTATTAAATATATCCCTCAAAGCCCTGTATATAGATATAACTATAGGAGGCAGTAACATAGAAACTGTAATCTTTATAATTTCTATCCAATCACTATAAATTAAAGAAGTTCTATATCTATTAAATGCCTTGGAAGTAATTATATATATAAATAAAGACTTCATTACAGCGTTTCTTTGCCGTCTGTATCTTGTATATTTGGGTTCTCTTTCTTTAATGCCTCTTGCTCTGCGTGTAACCTTTCTGCTTCAACTTTAGCTTTTATTTCTATCTCTCCTATAGGATTTGGATCTTGTGCTTTCCATCTTGATGGAGTATCTGGGCAATCTGATGTTCTCCATTTAGCTTTATGCTCTAAAAAACACCCACATTTACCACACCTCATTGATGATTTTTTTAGATGGGGGCAAGCATTGCACGCTTCTAATCTTTCTTCATACTCTTCTTGTTTTAATGCGGGCTGCCCCGCTTTAATATAAGCTGATAATTCTTTGCTGAATGTTTTAGCCATTTGTATAAAGCTTGGCAATTTTGGTCCGTCGTTTTCTTCCATCTTATTCGTTGTATGTTTTTATATATAATAAAGTTCCCTCAGAGTCTTGTATTGTAATAACTATAATATCAAAGTCAAGTTCATGGGTTATAATAATAGTATCTCTAAGTCCACTGTATTGATAATCCAATTTCTGTATTTTTTGTATTTAATAATCTATTTAAAGTATATTTTTTATTATTATATAATAATGATCCTTTATCTTTTAACTTTTTAATATAATTATTTAAGGTATTATAATCAGACATCCCTATAATTCTAGCTACTTCTTTCTTATTACTTAAACTGCACATGTTAGATTCTTCTGTAGTTTCCTGCACTTCAATAAAAGCAGACAGTATCCTTAGTTCCATAGGAGTTAACTGAAAAATTCCATTCCATATACTTAAATACTTAGTAATACTATTTACTGGTATAGTTATTTTTTGTTTCATCTTTTTTCTATTCTAGCTCTACCTCCCTCTAAAATTATTTTAGAAGTTGTAGATTGTAAGTTAAAATCTTGTACATATTTATCTATATCAGAGCGTGTACATATAAAAGTTAAGAATACTTGCAATTCTTTTGCTAATAATTTTACATTATAATCTATCCGATCAGCATCTGTTTTAGCATCTCGTAATTTTTCATAATCAAGCAAAGAAATAGTTACTGTTCCCTTCACTAATCTTTTAAAAGGGATGTAATATGATAGATCTGTTTACCACTAATAGTAGCAGGAAGATCTTTTCTAAGAACTGTTTTAAGAGATACTTCACCCTCATTATTTAATGCAACCTCTACTTTTGCTAATTGTTCTCTTCTTTCATCTAATAAAGCCCCATTTTCTTTTTCTAAAGTAGCCGCTTCTTCGTTTTTCTCCTCTTTAACTAATCTATTAATCTCATTAGCTATAGTTACAAATTGAGGATTAATTGTCCCCATAGCTTCAATATCTTGTAATTCTACTTCTAATACTTTAATATTATGTGCAACTGCTGTACCTAATTTTTTCCCAGGTAATTCTTGCACATCTAATAATCCTCTTAGTAATCCTACTAAGTCACGTCTTGTTGCTGTAATTTTTTTCATGTCTAATAATTTAATTTAAAATTTTCCTAATAATTGATGTTCTCCTACAAGTAACATATCTTTTTCATCTATGCGGCATTTTACTGCTTCAGTTCTAGGATCTACCATAACAGTATCCCCAACTTTAGCAAATGTGCACGCATCTCCAATAGCTACAACCTCTAATAAATTAGATCGTTTAGCATTTTGAATAGACGTAGCTTCGTCTAAAATGATCCCTGATTCTGTTTCTGTAATTGTTGGGTCTGGAAGGACAACCCACGATCCGTTTGGTTTGAATGTCATATTATATATTTTATGCAAATATATAAACTATTCTTTTATATCAAACTATTTTTTATATTATTTTGTATTTAGTTTTACCATTTTCTTTATAAGCCTTTAAACATCTATTTCTATTTGTGATTATACCTGTATAACTAACATGTACCCAATTAGGATTAGTATCATCTCCAAATTCCCAGATCATCTGATCAAATTCTAGATTCTCTTTAATCCACTCGTACATCTCAGCGTTAGTCTTATTACACCCACCATCATCTATATCCATAGCCTGTCCTTTACAATGCTGAGAAGAAGTTGATCCCCCAATAGCTTTGTTTAAAGCTGGTCCCCTATAAAAACTATTAATTCTAATAGGACCTCCAACCCACTCTCTTAATGGCTCAAATATTCGTTCAGCTATCTCTTTCATATTAGATAATTCAAACTGGCTTGGTACATTATCTAACCCTCTACGTATTGCTGTAGTACTATACACTCCCTCTTTATCACTTATGTGCTTACTTATCATAATTCTTTTTTAAAAATTGAACATAGTTATCCCCCTTTGGTTTTAATTTCAAGTTTAGATTTCCTCCTAGCAGTGCTCCCTTTAACAAGGACCCAAGGATAATAAAATTGGTGTTAATTCACCACACATACTTATGTGTATTCTACCCTAACTAGATCTTATACTTAACTCTTTTGCAACTACCGGAGAAAACTCTATCCCTATTTAGGACTACAACCCGATGTCTTTGCCCTTTTATGATTACCAGGGGCTGAATAATGTTGCGGGACAAAAGTAATAAAACTTTTTAAATAAAAACTAAAATTTTAAAAAATTTAATGAGTCAGTGAATGCGTAGGGGTATTTAGAATGTCACCCCCCTTCATTATTGTGATTAGGGGTACCCCCTGTTCACAATAAACTAAGTATTAACTAAAACAAAAATTATGTTTGTAGTCAAAATCAATGATGCTAAAGGTACAGTCACTGTGTGTGATGTACCATTAACAACTAAATCGTTCCAAGTTGACGGCTTTGCCGCAACAACTTCTAACGGCGAGCAACCATCCAAGTTTGGCTGGTTCCGTCTTCAAGATTTCCAATCAAAGATTGAGGAAATCAAATCCCATTTTGCAATGGGTAAGGACCTCACCAAATTCATAGAATTCGGTAAGGTTAGCAATGCGGAGATGAAGCTCTTCCACATTGTACCTGTTAAGCATAAAGCTTAACTTAGTGGAGGGGACTTTGTCCCCTTTTTTTACCCCTATATATATATGAATGTATGTAACAACAGATTCATATGTATTGTATTTAGTTAATACGAAAGCTTGTAAGTGTGGCTACCAGGTCACACTTGCACTCTTTCACCTATTAA